AATGTAACTAAACGGAGAATCCTATGACCTTTAGAGAAGCAATTAACGAAGTGCTAATCAGGTTGAGAGAGGAAACCATTGCTACCGATTGGTCGGGTAATATCAATGATTCATCAACAGTAACTGATTATCAAAAGGTTATTGGCTCACTGATTAACGACTCGAAGAAAAACATTGAGGCTTACCATGACTGGCTTGTATTGCGTGAAACTGTAAATATTACGACAGTATCTGGCACTAGAAATTACAACTTATCGTCTGGTCAAGAGGTTAAGATTATTGATGTTGTAAATCAGGCTACAGGACACAGTTTGTCTCAAGTGAGCCGTCAGTATGTAAACTCAACAATGTACCCTGCAGAGAATACTGGTGAACCTTTATACTACGCTTTCAACGGATCAGACTCCTCAAATAACCTTAAAATTGATTTAGAGCCTAAACCTAACTCTGCTCAGACCTTGTCTTTTGATATTACTAAGCCACAGGCTGAATTAAAACTCGCAGCAACTTCAATAAAGATTCCTCAGCAGGTTGTTGTTCTTGGTGCATGGGCGAGAGCTGTAGCTGAACGTGGTGAAGATGGTGGCACTCAATCGGGATTACTGGCTGAAGAGTTTAAAGAGTCTCTAAATCAATCAATTGTTTTAGATTCTGGGAACACTCAATACGAGCATGACTGGGTGGTAAGCTAGTGAGCAAACCCATTCAACCACTAGCACTTGATTCAATAGGAATATATGGTCTGAATAAGCAGTCGTCTCCATCAAGTCTTGATCCTCGTTGGCTAATTGAAGCTAATAATATCATGCTTGATGATGAGGGTAGAGTTACCTCTAGGCGTGGAATTAAACAGATTAGTGACCTAATAGGATCTTCAACATCTAATGATTATATTATTAAATCTTTAGGTGAGTTTAGAAGTGCGACTGGAAGTTCCACTATCTTTGCCGGATCTAACGATAAGATTTATAAATTAAACAAGTCTAATTCTCCATTTACTTTAGATGCTCAGACATTTACTGGAACTCCGCAGACAATAACTGACGGAAACTGGGAGTTCTGCAACTTTAATAATAAGTTCTACGGTGTTCAACCTGACCATAAGCCTATCTATTTTGACGGAACTAACTGGATGGATTTAGAGGATGCTAGTGGCTTTTCAGCACCAGGCTCTGTAATTACATTTAATCCAAGCAGTTGTGTTGGAGCTTTCGGTAGACTTTGGGTTGGTGGTACTAGCGAAGCTAATGATGTTGTTTATTACTCAGATACTTTGATAGGTCATGATTTTACTGGCGGACTTGCTGGTTATATTGATTTGAAGTCTGTATGGGATGGAGATAAAGTTGTTGCGCTTTCAAGCTTTATGGGCAAGCTTGTTATTTTCGGCAGTCGAAATATTGTTGTATATAATAGCCCTTCTGATCCATCAGTTGATGCGTTTCAGTTAGATGAAGTTATTAGGGATATTGGTTGTGTAGCTAGAGATACTGTTCAAGCTCTTGGTGATGATATTGTTTTCTTGTCTAACTCTGGCGTTCGTTCATTGCAACGTACAATGGTTAAAGATAAGATGCCACTGACTGATCTATCTGTCAATATCAAAGACGAGATGGTCAGGCATATTACTAACGCTGATATGAGTCAAGCTAAAGGGCAGTATTGCCTTTGTGGTGGATATTATGTTGTCTCATTCCCTGATAGAAACATAGCGTATGTGTTTGATTTTAAAGGTAGCGCAGGTGCTGCACCAAAAGTAAGCAACTGGAATTTTGATTCTAAGAAAACTCCAAAATCTTTCCTGTCAACGGATGAAGGTATTATGTATGTTGGTCTTGGCGCTCCTGAATACGAAGGCAGGATTGCTGTGTATGACGGCTACTTTGATGTAGAAAAGCAAGACGTAACAGCTACTTATGGAACATCAAGCGCCTGTATTGCAGCTGGTAATATTTGGGAGTCCACAGGTTCAAATTGTTGGAAAAATGTAAATAATACATACCAAGCTGACTTCAGTACAGTATGGTTAGACTTCGGAGATCCTAGTAGAGCTAAGTTATTAAAGAGATTTCTAGCTGTAATTTCAGGTGGTCAAGATATGGCTGTAACAATGAACTGGTACAGAGATTATGAAATTAATGCTGAGTCTTCAAGCTTCACTATACCAGGTCCTGTTTCATCTTTCACTTGGGGGCATTCTTCCTCTATCTGGGGTGTTGCTACATACGCAGGAACTGCCAAACCAGTTGAGTACAAGTCATCTTTAGCGAGATCTGCCAAGGTGCTAAGAATGGAAATGAGAGGAACTATTAAAGGTTATAAAGCCTCACTTCAAAATATGATTATATGGGCTAAACAAGGAAAAATACGATGAGTACATACAACTTACAAATTGGTTGGTCAGGAAAGGATGCTGCTGGCGGTATCATCTCTGGAGATGACTTCCATACAGAATTTACAGCTGCAAAGAATGCTATTAATGATAAGGCTGAGCTTGCAGGATCTGCTTCACAAGCATTTAGTGCCTTAACTGCTGCTTCAGGAACTAATACAACACAAGTGTCTACCACTGCTTATGTAACCACAGCAGTGTCTAACTCAGAGCCTGTAGCAACTGATAATGGATATGGTAACAGAACTGTGTCTACAGCCGTACCGAGTGGCGGTTCAGATGGCGATATTTGGTATCAGTATTAAATTATGTCAAAAACATTACAAGTAAAACGCTTAGGCTCTTGGATAGATACACAGAAAGTGTATGTAAAAGACTCGGGTGTTTGGCGCGAAGTTCGTAATGCGTATATAAAGTATAGTGGTACATGGAGACACGCCTATGCTAACGCAGTATATGTTTTAGGATCTGGTGGAACTTTAATCACAGAGGGTGATTACAATACTCACACCTTTACAGACTCAGAGGTATTTACTATATCCTCAGGTGGTAACGCAGCTGGCTATAATGTACTAGAGGTATCCTTATCAGGAGGCGGTGGTGGTGGTGGAGGACGTAACTGTAACAATTTATGTTCTGGCATACCTGCCTTAATCAACGGCTCTAGTGGTGGCACGACTACGGTAGCCCTTTACGACAGTTCTAATACACTAAAAGAAACATATACTGCTTTAGGAGGATCTGGTGGCAACTCTCAAGTATCCACGAGTGGACCTGCTCCTAATGGCGTTAGCTATACAAACGGTGGTGTACCTTCCTCTTTGTTCACGGGGGTAGGTGGCACAGGAGCATACGGGTCTTCCACTATTTATCTAGCAGGAGATGCCACAGGGTCTGCGTCAGGCGGTGGTGGCGGTGGTGGTAACTTTAACAATTGGGAAGGTATGTTTTCTGGTCGTTGGGATGAAGAAGGCGGTCAAGGTTCTTTTACTAATACGTTTAGCATTAGTCTCTCTGATGGTGATTATGTCGATATAACCATAGGCGGTGGTGGTTCAGGCGGTGGTAATGGTAATGGTGGTTCTATTGGAAATGTAGAGAACTATGGCGCAGGTGTTGGCGGTGGAGATGGCTCACCTGGTGTAGTAGCTATTAAATATAAGTTTCAGGAATAATGAAAGATTTAGAGAAAAAACATAAAGGAGAATATTATGGGATTATTTAGCGCTATAGGTAACTTTCTAGCACCAGGAATTGGCGGAATGGTTGGAGGTCTTGTTGACTCAAGTCAATCATCTGGAAGAGCTTCAGATCTGTCAGGTCAAATTGGCGAAATGTCTGAAAAGCAGTATCAAAGAGAATTGCCTTGGGATGTATCAGGTCAATTCGGTGGTGTTAGATATGACCGAGAAGGCAGAGCTGTATCTACAGAGTTATCTGCACCCTGGCAATCGAGCATGGATTCCTTGCTAGGTCGTGCTGCTTCAACTGGTACTCAAATTGATAAATACTCAGCTGACCCTATGGCGTTTGGTCATCAGTTAGCTCAAGAACGAATTGGCTTACATGAACCTGCTGATACAAGAGCAGCTTTATCTCGTGAAGCTAGAGCTGTGCAACAAGGTCAATTTGGAACTACTGGTTTTGCTGGTAGAGAAGGCGTTCAACAAGATGCTTTAAATCGTAGAAACCAAGCTTATGAGGTTCAAGGATTCTCTGACGCTCTTAAATTAGGCACTTCATTGAGAGACTGGCAGAAGGGCGACACTCAACAAGCTATTAATATTGGCAAGCTTCCTATGGAATATCTGGGATTAGCACAATCTGGTGGTATAAGTAACGATCCTTATGCTGGAAATAAGGTGTTAGCAGCTGGTAACGAATACCAACAAGAGCAAAAAATATACGATGCGCTAGGTAACGAGATAAAAGGTATGCTTGGTGGACTATCACAGCCTTCTGGGAGGACAGTCGTTCCTGGTGGAAGTTACACTGGTCAAGGCAATCTCGCAGTTTGGAATCCAAATTCATAGGAGAATATAATGGCACAATCAATGTTTACAAACCCTTATGATGCAGCTATAGCGCAAAGAGATGCTAGTCAAAAAAGAGCAACTCAAGCAGGTGCTGTACCTTGGTATCGACAAGGAGCTGTATCAGGCTCTTTAATCGGTCAAGACTTAGGTAGAAGTTTAGGCGGTATGCTAGGTATGCAAACACCTGAGCAAGCCAAGCAAGATAAAATTGAAGAGATCATGGGTCAGTACGGTGAAGGTGCTAAATCTTATGAACAGTTAATGCAAATTGCTGATTCATTTAGAAGCGCCAATATGCCAGATCTATGGCAAGAAGTTATGGATATGGCTGATAAGTTGAAGCCTACTGAATCTACTGATATGAAGAAGTGGCAGTATCAGATTGCCGGACATAAGCAAGCTATTGCTGACTACGCTAAAAGTAAGAACTACACTCTTACAGATAGGCAACTAGACAACCTTGTTAGCTCTACTAAAGCTAAACCAATATTTAATGTTAATACAGGTGGGTTAATAAGTGGATGGGGAGATATTGTTGATCAGGCGTTAGCTGGAATGAAGCCTGATGTTGCTGAAACTGGAGACAGCTCCGATGAAGGTAATGTTAGCGCCACGCCATCAGTTTCTACTTCTGCCTCACATCCTGCCAACATTAAAGCCCTTGAGTCTATGAATACGCAGTTTGGTGTTGAAGTTAAGAGTTCAAGGGAGAATCTTAAAACTATTGATGCTGGCTTAAATATTGTCAACCAAGTTAGAGATGGTAATATATCTTCAATGCCTCAGCTAGAAAGGATGCTTGCTAAATTTAATTCAGATAATAGAATCTCTGTTCCTGAAGTAAAACAAGTTATGAAGATTGGTGGGCTTGGCGATAGGATTACTGATTCAATTACAAGATTCATGAAGGGTGATCTATCTCCTGGAACTTTGAACGATATTGAAGAAATGTTGGTTAGAATGGGTCAACTAGACCAAAGCAATTACAATGCCAAGGTGTCTGATTATAGAGGCAAATATAATAAAAGATTTAGCAAAGAAGACTTAGAACAGTGGCTTCCATTTAATGATAGTAAATTCTACACAGCCCGTCAAAAGCAAGAGCTTTGGGAACAAGAGATGAGAAGCCGAGGATTAAAATAATGACTGATTTCAGCTCTATGACTGATGAAGAGCTTATAGCCTTCGGAGAACAATCTAAAACAACAGCTGCGCCACAAAGTACAAATGCAGACTTCAGTTCTTGGACTGACGATGAACTTATAGCATACGCTAGCAGAGTAGAGAAACCCCCTGAGAATAGATATACAGATCTTGGTGAGTATTATGGCGATCGTGTTCAATCCGGCTTTACAGCTACTCCAGCTATGGCTGGCGCTGCTTATAAAACGTTAATTGAAGATCCTTTTTCTAAAGGTGGTGTTGATTCGTTTGGTGAATTATACGAAAGATTTGGTGAGAACTTCATGAACTATCAGCATGGATACCAAGAGTTATTTGGTATGGATGTAGACCAAACAGGCAAGAAGCCGCCTAATGACGTACATAGATATGTGGGTGCTGGTGTTGAGGCTTTCTCTGATCCGTATGGCTTACTATATAAGACTGGCGCAAAGATTACTAACGTTTTGGCTAGAGCGATTGGTTTGCAAACAATTGGAATGAGTGCTGAAGGTGTTGGTGATGTTGGTGGAGCTATTGAAGAGGCTGTTACCGGAGAGCCAGAAACAGGCTCTTACAGAACTGTAGGAAGCTTGCTTGGAGTTATCCCGGGCGCTGTACTCTCTAGGCCTATAACATCAACGTTGTTTTCAACAGGCAGCTCTGTTATTAGAAAGATTAAAGATATAAAGAACAATCCTGCAGATGTACAGCAGTCTATGTCAACAACTTACGTTAAAGGTATTCTAAAGAAGATCGTTGATGAGAACCCAGATATTGATTCAATCTTGAAAGACTTAAATAAGATTGGTGTTAAGTGGGATGCAGGAAACTTCCCTCTTATCGCTGCAGCCAACCAAAGCCCAACAGCCCATGCTGAGCTTGTTAAATTAGCAAAGACAAACTCTTCATATAGGTACGGCTTCGAGCAGGAGCTTAAACGAATGAAAGATTTAGTTGAGCAAAACGCTGATCGAATTTTTGGCAATAGATACGCTGAACTACCTTGGTCTGACGCTTCTATTAAGAAAGGTTTGCAAGCTAGACAACAGCGATTAATTAAGGCTAGATCTAGTATTGATGATCGAATTGAGACTCTTCAAGATAAGCTTGACCCAACTATGTCTGATCTTGATCGTGGTATCGCTATTGAGAAACTGATAGCTAAACGTGAGAGCTTGGCTAGATCAGAATTGAAGCCTATCTATGATTCTTTAATTGAAGAAGCTACCGCTAAAGGTGTTCATGTTCCCGCTGAATTTGTAGGTGACTTTTACGGCTTCATCAAGGCAAACTCTGTAAGAGATCTTTTTGGTAAACTTACCGATGTAGACAAACAAGTGTTTAAAAAGCTAAAGCCAGAAATTAAAACAGTAAACGGTATTAATATACCCGAGTTTAAATCTATGTCTTTCGCCCAAGTGGAGTCATTGAAACGAGCTATCAACAGATTAAAGCGATCTCCAATGTCTAAGACAGAACAAAGACAGCTTCAGCAGTTTGAAGAGCAGTTTAATATTGTTAGAGAGAATCTATATACAAAAGGTGGAGAAGTTGGTGGTGTGCAAACTCCGGGTGGATCAGCTGGTTCATTTAACGAAAGATTGCTTGGTGTTGATAAACTTTACTACGAAAAAGTAGGATTGCCGTTCGATGCTGAATCTATTGCTCAAATCGGTAAAAAGAGATACTCTTCTGAAGTTGCTAATATCATTCTAAAGAACCGTGAGGCTCTTGATCAATATATGAATGTAGCTGGCAAGGAAGGCCCTCAGCTTGCTCGTGACGCTATGATTGCCAAGTTGCACAGTAAAGTGGTAGTTAATGGTATTTTAGATCGCAAGAGGCTTGCTAGAGAGCTTGCTAAAAATAAAGATGTTATTGACGGTATTCCGGGAATGAGATCTGAATTAGACAACTTGCAAGGAAATACGGACTATTTAACAATGAGAGTTGCTACACTTGATGATGCTATTAAAGCTGAAGGAAGTAAAGTTGCTGATCATTTTCTGTCTACAAGTGGATACGCTCCAGATTACAAGACTTTAACTCAAGGCATGATAAGCAACCCTGCTAATCTGAATAAATTCTTAAAAGATATTAAGTCTCTTGATTCTGCAACCGGAAAGGCTGTAATGGAAAAGGTTAGAAGAGAGTTTGTTGAAAACTTGAAATCACAGTCTGGTGGCGCTTATGAGTTTATGATGAATCCGAGAAACAAGAAAGTTTTGAACGATGTTATGGGCAAAGGGTACACTAAAGACTTGAAAGACTTCGCTAAGGTTATTGATGCAATGCACGGTATTGACGTTAAGAAACTTGGTGCTACAATCAACAAGGCTGAATTAGATGTTATCGGCAAAGCTGCTCCGGGTCTTGACACTAAGTATGTAACATCTCAATGGAGAGATAGGATCTCTAGCCCGATCATGAAATTAACACGATTAACATCTAGAATGATGGATTTCAAGACATCAAAAGGTATGGACAAGAGTGTATATGAGCTTCTTACAGATAGAGAAGGCATGAAAAAAGTTAGTGAGATGGTAGCGAAGATGGATTATAAAATCGATACTCCCGTTAAGTTAGAGAAGATCATAGGTTTAATTAAAGAAACATTACCGGTATACATGTACACCGGACTTAAAACAAGTGTTAGCCATGAGGCTGAAGAAATAGAACAAAAAATTCAATAGGAGAAAGACTAATGGAAAGAAAAGGAACTAGAAACCCAAAAACTGGCGACTTTATGACTGCGGATGAACTTGCAGCATATAACCTTAACGTATATAACCAAGCTTTAGCTAATGGTAATTTATACAATGTAGGCCCAATTGGCGATACTGGCACATCATTCTCACCTGAGCGTTGGGATGAATACTTTAACAAGAATGAAAGCTTAAAGCCTACAAACTACCTTCCTCAGAAGGAAATGCAAGCTAAGTTAGATGCTGGTGAAGAGATTGATACAAGCTCACAAGAATTTGTAGTTGATAGAGATGATGTAGAAATCATTAGTGAAGAAGACATGAAGCCTTCATACCCTTCTCGTGGCAATGACAACTCATTCTTAACTGTTGAGCAAGCCAAAGCAGAATCAGGACAATCTGATTTGTCTAAAGAAGTACAAGCTGATATGGCTATGGAAGCTGAGATTGAAGCTGACTCTTCTGCATCTGATGAGTTTGACTCTCCAGTAAGTGAGTGGGTTAAAGAATTTGAAGAATTATCTGATGAAGAATTTAAGCAAGCTGGACTTGCTATTGGCCAGCTACCTGCTAATGCTCAAGAAGCTTACGCTAAGATGGCTGGTGTTAGAGATGACATCAAGTTTGAAGACGCTATAAAGAAAGGTGCTGAAGCTAATCAGGCTCAGTTTGATGAATTGCCTGATATTGATGCTTCTGATGTTAAGAGTTCTATAAATCAAAAGGCTTCTGATGCTAAAGATAGAATTATCTCTAATGTTGACGATGAACTAATAAACCTTACTGAAA